GCTACGCCAGCTGCTGTAGGTACTGGCTACATTGACTTGGCCGGTTCCCCGCTCCGTTGCGCAACTAGCGCGTATGCCGCACTGGCTGACGTGACTTCTGTCACTGTGATCTACGCGTAAGGAGAACTATATGCCGACTCCAACTACCGCAGATGTGCTCAAGCAGTACCGTGATGAGCTGGCAAATATGGAAGCCGCTGGGAAGAACAACACTTCCCGCTACAGCGACTACCAGCAGCGCATCAACGAACTGGAACTTGAACAGTACCAAGAAAACAAGGCCCGCGACGCGGCTGCTAAACAAGGCAAAAAGGCAGGTGGCAAAGTGAACCGTTCAAATACGCCTAAGCAGATGAAGTACAAGTGCGGCGGTAAGGTCAAGAAAATGGCCTCCGGCGGCAAGGCTCGCGGCTGTGGCGCTGCGGTTCGTGGCACTAAATTCTCAGGAGTAAAGTGATGGGGCTTAAATTTGAAGATGTATCCCCGATCGCCGGTGTTGCTACTGGCGAGGGCTTCATGGGCGATGTGGCGAGATCCGGCATGATGGGCTTGCTCCCGGCTATGATCGCTAGGAAGTCTGGCAAGGACAATGTATTTGCTGATGCTCCTGAGTCTAAATCTGCTACCGAAGCTGAAGACAGAAAACGTCGCCGTCGTGGCGGCGGTCGCGGTGGCATGCAGGCTCAAGGTATGAAGTCTGGCGGCAAAGTCCGTGGTAACGGCTGCTGCAAGCGCACCAAAAAGTGCAAGATGTATTGAGATAGGTTATGGCTACTAGCGGAAGCAGCGATTTTAAGCTCGACGTCGCCGAACTGATTGAAGAGGCGTACGAGCTTATCGGCCTAGAGATGCGCACCGGTTACGATGCGCGTAAGGCTCGCCGCAGCCTGAATGTTATGTTCCAAGACTGGACGAACCGTGGGGTAAACCTGTGGAAAGTCGCTCAGGTCAACCAGACCATGACATCAGGCACTGCTTCCTACACCATGAACGCATACGACTTGGATGTGCTTGAAGCTGTAGTACGCCGTAGCGGTATTGATTACAGCCTTGAACGGATCAGCCGTGAGGATTACCTCAACCTCCCGAACAAGTCCCAAACTGGTCGGCCAACGCAGATTTATGTTGAGCGCACGACAACCCCGAAGTTCTACGTCTGGCCGACCCCCGACAACAGCACTGACGTGGTAATCACGCAGCGCGTGCAGCGTATAGAAGACGCTGACACTTTAACTAACGACCTCGATGTTCCAAGCCGGTTTATCCCGTGCATGGTGTCGGGGTTGGCGTACTACCTCGCTATGAAGCTCGCACCTGATCGTGCGCAGATGATGAAGCTGGTTTACGAAGAAGATTTCGCTCGCGCTGCGAACGAAGATACCGAGCGTGGCTCGTTACGGATTCGCCCGGATTATCGGGCTTACGGGTTCTAGTCGTGGCTTTTGCGTCAGGCAAATATGCACTGGCGATCTGCGATCGATGCGGATTTAGAGCCAAGTACTCCGCTATGCGGGAAGAATGGAATGGCTCACGCGTCTGCCCTGAATGTTTTGAAACTAAGCATCCTCAGCTCGATCCTCCTATTGTTCGCGCTGATGCTGAGGCTCTACGCGATGCTCGTCCAGATGTGGATGAAACTGCGCCGAACCTGACGGCTTACAACGATTTTATTAACGGGCTGCCCTAATGGCTTACACGTACACAACTTTGAAGCAGGCGATTCAGGATTACACGGACAACGATGAAGCCGTGTTCGTAAGCCAGATCGACAACTTCATTAAGAACACTGAAGAACGGATTCTTGGTGAAGGTCAGCTCGAGATTTTTCGTAAGAACGCTTCAGCCACAATGACTGCAAGCAATAAGTATCTTCCGAAGCCATCTGATTGGCTTTTTACTTATTCTCTATCGTTCACTGATGGGAACGGCGACATCAACTTTATTCAGAATAAAGACGTTAACTTTATTCAAGAATTTTGGCCTGACGGTACGGATACTGGCAGCCCACGCTACTACTCAGACTATGACGTAGATAACTTCATTTTGGCGCCAACTCCGAGCTCAAATTTTACAACTGAAATCCATTATTTCTATCGTCCAACTTCAATCGTATCCGCTGGCTCTAGTTGGTTGGGGACAAATGCTCCAACGTGCTTGCTGTATGGCTCTTTGGTTGAAGCTTTCACGTTTATGAAAGGCGAACCGGATATGGTGCAACAGTACCAACAACTGTTCATGTCCGCGATGCAACAACTAGGTAAGTTCTCCAATACGGCTGAAGGGTTGGATTTCTACAAGAGGCCGTCAGCGTAATGTTTAGCGCAGAACTTGCTCCGTTTGACGTCACCGTCAAAACTACGAACAACCGGGGGTTTACCCCAGAAGAGCTTGCAGAGCAGGCTCTGGACAAAATTGTGTCGGTGTCTGATAACGCCGATCCAATAGTGCGTGAGCAGGCTCACGCGTTTAGAGAACGTATCCGTTATGTGCTGATTCATTATTTGAAGCAGGCGGCGCGGAGCGACAGGACCACGGTCTGTGCAGCTTTAGACGCGGCGGGCCAATCAAGCCTATCCGAAATGATTAGGAGACTCTGACATGGCTATTTCACAAGCGATGTGCACCAGTTTTAAGAAGGAACTTCTTACTGGCACGCACAATTTTTCAAGCGGCGGTAATACTTTCAAGATTGCGCTGTACACCAGCTCCGCTACCCTTGGTGCAAGCACTACTGCGTACAGTTCATCTAACGAAGTGTCCGGCACTGGCTACACCGCTACCGGTAACACGTTGACTAACGTAACTCCGACGACTTCTGGTACGACTGCGTACACCGATTTCGCGGACACTACTTGGTCTTCAGCAACTATCACCGCTAACGGCGCGTTGATCTACAACGACACGGCAGCAGGCGACCCGGCAGTAGCGGTTCTGGCTTTTGGCGGAGATAAGACTTCGACCAACGGCGACTTCACGATTCAGTTCCCGACTGCTGATGCGTCTAACGCCATTATTCGTATCGCATAAGGACAGCCGTTATGGCCTTGGTTTTTGCTGATCGTGTAAAAGAGACAACAACCACAACCGGCACCGGCACGCTCTCGCTTGCCGGTGCTGCGACTGGTTTTCAATCCTTTGCGGCCATTGGAAACGGCAACACGTGCTACTACGCTGTCTCTAGCGTAACGGGTAGTGAGTGGGAAGTTGGCCTTGGTACTTATAGCAGTACAGGTCCGACGCTTGCGAGAACAAGTATTTTTGCATCTTCTAATAGCGGATCAGCAGTAAGTTTTTCTGCGGGGACTAAAGACGTTTATGTCGTTTACCCTGCGGATAAAGTTGCCACGATTGACGACATTCCCACGAACAACAATGAGCTGACCAATGGTGCTGGTTACATTACCGGCAACCAGACGATCACGCTTTCCGGCGATGCAACTGGCTCAGGCACAACCAGCATTGCGGTTACTGTGGCGAATGATTCGCATACCCACGACACTCGCTACTACACCGAAACCGAAGTCAGCAACTTCTTCAGCGGGACTACTGCAAAGACCGGCTACAACAAAACCAATTGGGACACCGCTTACGGCTGGGGCAACCATGCTTCTGCTGGTTATCTGACAGGCAATCAGACGATTACTCTGTCTGGTGACGCTACCGGATCAGGCACTACCTCAATCACCGTGACGGTAGCTGACGATAGCCACAACCACATCATTTCAAATGTGGATGGCCTTCAAACTGCGTTGGACGCTAAACAAGCAGCATCTACCGCACTGACAACCAGTACATCTTTTGGTGGCGATGTTTCTGGCACTTACAACGCTATTGTTGTAGCGGATGATTCGCACAACCATACAACAGTTAAATCTTTTAATGCTGGGGCAACAGGATCAGGAACTGCTGCTAATTATTATGAGGTGTTTACTTGGACAGCAGGCGCTATATATAACAACTTCTCAAAGCAGTTTAAGGTAAGCGGAAGAGGCAACTCTGATTTTAACGACTATGAATTAAGTATTAACGCTGAGTATTCCTCGTCATCTTGGGGCGTTGAAAACATTTATTTATCTACTCCCGTAGGTGTTCCTGATGGACATACATGGCTTTTAGTGTCAAATGATTCGTCTAAGACACAAAAATTATATTTTAGACGCGCATCAACTGATTGGGATAATGTAGTTTTATTCACTGCATCCTCTTTGCTTTCAGGCGTATCAGAAAGCTACTCAAACTCAAACTTTGGAACAACCGCGCCAACAGGCGACACTGTTATTACAGCAAACTCCACAACCAATGTTAGAAAATATTGGAGTACAGCAAATGACGGCGCAGGATCGGGCTTAGACGCAGACACGCTAGACGGACAGCAAGGTACTTATTACCAACCTGCCTCAAGCGCACTAACTACATCTACTACGTTTGGTGGCGATGTTAGTGGTACTTACAATGCAATTGTTGTTGCTGACGACTCTCACAACCACGTCATCTCTAATGTCGATGGGCTGCAAACAGCTTTAGACGCTAAACAAGCGGCATCTACTGCATTGACCACATCTACTACGTTTGGTGGTGATGTTTCTGGCACTTA